ATTGTTGAATTAGGAACAGGATTCCCTCCAGGCCAATCTTGAACTACCTTTAAAGCTTCAGTCAAATTTTTTAATTCGTTTATTAGTATTTTTAAATATGTTACAGTATCATCTCCTTTTAATACAGCTTGAGATGCATTTTTTCTTCCTAATCTAATATCGGTTCCATCAAAATAAATTTGTTTAGCTTCTATATTGATGCTGTTATTTGAAGATAACCCAACAGATTTTTCTCCACTAATTAAAACACTATCCGATTTGGCATTTAAAACAATTCTATCTGAGTTAAGGATGATTTGAGGTTTTGTAAATTGGGATGGAGTTGTAGGTGGAGTAGTATAGGAAATAAAATTTTCATTTGCTATACTAAATGGAATTTTTTGATATGAGGTTAAATAAATAGACGATAAATCAGTTTTTAAATTTTCAGTTACAGGAACCCATCCTTCAGAAAGTGAATTAGGATTTTGACCATTTCTTAAAATAGTTATTGGATCCCCATTATCACCAGCATCTGACCAATTATTTTGGTATTCAGGAGATGGTAATTGGGCTAATGGAATATCTTGAGGAGGTTTAGAAGTACTCCCAAATCTTAAACTATTGCCCCATCTTCCTTGATGTATTATGTCTCCAGTAAAAGGTAAAACAGGATGAATATTTGATTTTTCTTGAAAAGTTTGTTGGGTTTGATTTGTTGGGCTGTTTAAATCAATATCAGTTTTTCCTTCTTGTCTTTCTTGTTCTTTATATATCTTAACATCAGGGTAAGCATTGTGATGGGGATGATTCCAAATTCCTGTTGCTGGGAGATAATAGTATGATGGGATGTAAGTATTATTTCCATCCATAAATTTACTAGGGATTGCTATAAGAAATACTACTTCGTTTACTAACGGACAATCATTAATATGAGGAAAAAACGGATATGCAAATGAATTTGCAGGAGTTGTTCCATCAATATATTGAAAAAATACAGCCCCAATTCCATTCCATTCACCTACATCAGTATATTTAGGGTGTTTATCATTTAATACCACATCTGTCACTCTAACAGGAACAAAAGTGTTAGATATATTATTTACAATATTAGCAAGACTTTGAACTCCACTATTTCCTCCCCCTGTATTAGATATTGAGCTTACAAATCTAGTACCTATAGAAGTTGCTACACCTTGTTTATAAATTGCCATTAATCTTTTGGATTAAATTTTTTAACTTCGGACAATAATTGTGCTTTTTCTTCTTCGGTCATTCCAAACCCTTCATCTTCTGATTTACCAGTGGCTAAAGCACGTTGAATAATAGTAGCCATTTTAATAAGCTGCTCATCATTTTTGATTCCTAGTTCCATATATTCCTTGATTAAAGGAACTATTAATGTAGCATCACCAATATCATTGATAAGTGGTTTTAACTCACCTATTAAAGCAGTAATTTGTTGTTCTTTTTTCTTTTGGTTTTCGTAAATTTCTTTAAGAATATCAGAGAATTTTTTCTTACCAAATACGTTTGATTCTAGATTGCTCATATGTATTGTTTTTTATAAATATAAACAATTACGAGAGTTGGAAATCCATGTATCCCTGTTCCAAATAAAATAAATAATTTTTCTTAAATATACTATATAAAACACCTGCTATTTTTGTAATTTTAGGAGTTTTAGCATCTGGGATCATTTCGTGGATATAGATGTAAAGAGCTTTTTTATTAAATACATCTATACTATCTCGTTTTCTAAATAGTTCTAAAATAGCATCTGCAATTTTAGCATCATATTCTTTAGGAAATACCTCATATAAGTTAAAACTTACAAATTCAACCCATTCATCCATAAAATGAGATAAACGGTCATCTGAGTTATTAGGTTCTATGGTATATGAATGTGTATCATCTTTTAATAATTCATCAGTTGATACTTTGCTAACTTTACTTTTATAATTTTTTTCGTTATATAATATACACCATCGTTTTACAATAGTACCAAAGTAAGAATATGCTTTAGCTCCATTCTGGGGATTAAAGAGGTGAATTTTAGAAAGTAAAAACACAATTATTTCGTGCTGTAAATGTTCTAAATTTTCTACTTCAGTATGATAAAACTTAAATGTATGAATTATATTCTGGGTTAATTTAAAGAAGGCATAATGAATTTTTTCTTCATATATTTTACTTCTTAAGACAGGATCAATCGTGTTGTTATATAACACGATCGCATCCTCAGTTTCCTGAGTAAAATAATTTTTACTTGCAGGTTTTTTAGCCATTTTAGCTGAACTTTCTAAGATTGAATTCATTGAGTATTTCTTGGATTTTTAAGATTGATTGAAATATAACCCCAACCTCATCATCCTTTTCAAATACTCCTCCACGATCTAATTCTTTTAATTTCTTATCAGAAATTTCAATCGTGCGAGATAAACGATCTAGATAAGCTAAATATCCGGCTACAATATCTTCTTGTTTTTCATTTTTTCTTAGAAGATTAAAAGTCGTAAACCCTAGGATCACGACTAAAACTGTTAATACACAGCAAATAATTGTTAAAGCTATCATAAGTTATCTAACATGTTTTTTAAACCATCACTTTTGAATGAGCCTAAAGCTTTGGTTTTGGTTGATGTCTTTTTAGACATGTTGGGTTTATTCCCCAATGTAAAATTCCCTTTTCCGTTATCCACGGATTTCTTACCTTCTTTTAATTTAGGTAACCATTCACGTTCAAATTCGATACGTGCTGCCATTAAATCGGCCTGGTGTAAAATATAAGGTAATGATGTACGTGGTTTTTGTTCTGGCATATATGTAGCAAGATATTTTTTATTTGCTTCATCATATAGACCATCATGTGTCTGAATAGCAATCATTTCATTGAATGTATACTGGATACCATGAGATTGAAGCATAAATAATCCTCTATCTGGAACGGATGAAAATGGTACTTTAGTATTAAACATATAATCTTCTCCTAATTTATCTTTTCTCCATTGATCAGTCTGAGGGATGTATGATTCTTCTTCTTCATCACCCATTTTACCTAAATCATGGTTTAGGGCTGAAAATACTAGTTCTTCAATTGTAAAAGTAGACATATCACATCCTTCAGTATTCCATAAATTAGCTTGTTTTATAGCACATCGAATAACGCGTAAAACATGTTCTACATATCCTCCAGGGAAAGCATTATGGTATTCTTTTTTATGCGCAGCAGGCATTAACATCAAACGATCAGCATATTGCTCATAAAATTCAATTAATTTTTCTTTACGAGGTTCGGAAATATAATCATTGATATATCCCATTAATTCATTCCAATTATCTTGGATTTGTTCGGCGGTAAGATTCATAACTTTTATTTATTTAATTAATTTTCACGTTCTACAATCATTTGAGTATCTTCTTGAAGTTCAAAAAGTTCTCTTAAGATTTCACGAGCCACTTCTACATTTCGTTCGTTTAAAGCATGTCTCATTCGTTTTAATTTTCCTTCAATAGACTCTAAGCGTCTCAATACTAATTCTTTATTTTTCATTTTATTTTATTTACTTATTTTTCTATAACATTTATTTATTTCAATAATAATATTAAAATATAAATTAAAGATAATAACCTTTTTTTATATAGTCACGGATTCTTTAATATTTTTTTCTACTAAATCTTTAATCTTTTTTAAATGAGCACATTTTTCATATTCTTCTGTGTCTTCAAAGTAATTCATAGAAAGTTTTATTGCAACTAAAAATTCGTCGTGTGAATAATGTTTTAAACCCTCCTTCCAAGCTTTACTTCTAAATTTAAATCCTTCAATCCAAAAATAAGCTCTAGTAAACATCATAAATTCCCCAGCTTCATCAATGCCTATCATGTCTAAATGGGGATCGGCTTTTGAGAAAAAATTTAAAACTTGTTTTTTAAAAGTAGTTCCATTCATGATCAACTTATAAAACATACCTAACTTAAAGTGAGGGGTTTCCTTATAAGCACTTAATTCTGCTTTCATTTTTTTAACCTCATCAGGATTTTTACCATCCTCAGGAAACCCAAATAATGCAAATATGCTATTCAATCCCATAAATCTATATGTATATACTACTTTAAATTAAAATCCACGTATAAAATCGTTGATTTCGAACATAAATATTTAATCAAACTGTTCTCCAATTTTTCTTATAACTTGTTTAGCTTCATCCAAAGAAACATAAAAGAATTCTCTTTCACCTCTCACACGTTTTTGCTTTAATTGCTTGTGAACTTCCTTTTCGATACGCTCCCCATTAAAACAACTATACGAATATACAATATCAAATGGCATAGGAACACCCGTTGATTTACTTAATTGCACAGCACGTTCTTCGGGATCATTTTTTGTATAACCTATTTTTAACATTTCGGGAAATGAAGGATTAACCATTACATAAACATATTGATCACCTTTACCACCTTCAACACTTTGTCTTAAACGGTTAGTAAAATATTCAACAACATCCCATTCACCATCTTGTTTGATTGAAAAATATTTGGGAGGCGGGGCTAAAGGGGTTCTACAATACGGAACATACTTTTTAGCCTCTTCAAGTGCTAAACGTTCCATGACTAAAATCGAGCTTGAGCGTTTGCACCTTTATACCATGGAAGTCCTTCTCTGTTTTTTAAAGCTTCTTTCCATTGTGCTTCTGTCATTTTAATCCCGTTAAGGTAATACTCTCGTTTACGTTTATTTCCTTCGGGTATTAAAGCCGGACCATCCCAATTATGTAACTTATTATCAAACATATACATAATTGTTCCGTCTGCAGTTCTAATTCTTCTACTTGGTTGATACTTTTGGTTTTCCATCTTTTTATCTATTTAAATAAGCTGTTGATATAATTTCTCCAATTAGACATCCTGCCATAAATGCAAATCCAAATAGCCCTGTAAAACTAAATGCTGTAAACAATCCAACGATTGCTAAAATTTTAATTTCTTTGTTTTCTACTTTACTTAACATAACCTTTATTTTATTTGTTTTATATTAAGAATATACGAATAAAAGATTGGTAAGCCAAACATTTTTTAAGATATGGTAAGAGAATACATTCCGGTCCCTCTTAAACGATAATTTGAACCTGAAACAATAGTATATGTTGGGGTAAAAGTAAAGGATGAAACCCCTGGTTGTACAACAACACTAGCAACATAAGAAGAGGTTACTAATCCCATAGATTCAGAAACTGAATATGTTCCAACAAAATTTGTTAATGAAGAGGAATCAAAATATCCAATGTAGTTTGGATTAGTTTCCATTGTAAAATAAGAAGAAGCGCTTGGGTTTGTAAATGTAAAAGTTTTTAAACCCGAAAGATTTTCACCGGCAGAACCTGTTCCGTAAAGTTGTTGGTATGTGTACGTTGCCATTTATCGTTTATTGATAAATATTTCAACTAAACTAATTGTACCACAAATAATAATTGCAAGATAACCGACTGTAAAATAAGCTGGGATTAAGAGTAAGTTTTTTAACATACTCTTATTTTTTAACGTTCCAACTGAAAAAACTATTAAGCCATTTTTTACGTGCTGTACAATTACATTCTTGTAAACCAAACCATTCTTTATAACGTTCTTGGGTAATTCCAAATTTGGTTAAAGTTGATTCTACTACATCACCTAATCCTCTTCTTTCAAGTTCTTCTTTTGAAATTGTTGGGTTAATTCCTTTTGCTTGTAATTCATTGATTACTTGGTCCATTTCGGGTCTTACGTCATTCATAATTTTTATTTTTGTTTATAAATATATTTATTTTAATGATTTGCTTATTTTTTTAAGATCGTCTAACATGTTTGATAAAATTCCTTTTTTAAACGCATTATAGTCTTCTTGGTTTTGTCTAGGAAAAGCTACTAGATAAAAATTCCTTTCATCTTTAGGATAAAAGTAAAATCCTTTTCTTATTTTCTTTTTTGTTTTTCTTGGTAGTCTAAATTTATTCATGTTTCGTAATATACATATATATTTTGTCGATGCCAAAGATTTTTTAAAAAAGAAGGATTTAATGTTTACTATCTTTTACAAAAATGGCCGATTTGGAAAATTAGGTTGCATTTGGGGGTATATAGCTATATATTGGGTCGATGGTGTTAAGGTTTTAAAGAGAAGAGATTTACTCTAAGTCCACGTCCTTCGCCGGTGCGCCATATATTGACCCCGGCGCACGTGGTACCCAGGTAGTATTACCATATACATACCATATATATACCGCCGTACGGCCCCAGGATTACCAGGGTCTAAGGGTCTTATTTCTTAGGTCTCATGTCTCCACGATCCTGGGTCTCCATGGTCTCATATCTACCAGAACACCACACCTTGGTCTATGGCGCTAGCCCGTTTACGCGCCTCGGAGTCAAATTGGATACCACATTGACTTAAGATCCCATACGCCAGCTCCCACTTAATCCGGGTGTCATGGTACAGTTGGCTTGACTCACCGAACATGTTGAGCGCTTTGATCATATGAGCGTGAGTCATGGCTTCATTGGTTTGGAGTTTAGATACTATGTCTTTTTTATTCATATGGTCTTGTGTTTTAGACCCCGAAAGCCCGGATCAACCGGGCTCACAGGGCGTATAATTAAAAGATAAAATTGTTGCTTATTCAAAATCTTGATCACATAACTCGTCATGTAAATCTAGGAGCCGCTGTCTATCATACATCTCCTCTTTGTATGTCTTGGATTTATATACTTCAAAAGGAGCAATCGGGTTATCACTTTTGGCTCTAACATGGTACTCATCCCATACCTCTCTAGCGTTATCTACCTCAATTAATATCTGGCTTGGTTCTAGGTTTAGGGAGTATGTCTTAATTATTTTGCCATTTAAATCACTCACTGTAAAATCAACTTTAATCATATGTCTTATTTTATTTATACACTCAATATACGAACTGGGTATCTGGTCTCTATGTCCCAGACCCCAAAAGCCCGATTGCTCGGGCTCCACAGGGCGTATAATTAAAAAGGTATTTCATCATTGTTTCTTGAGATATTAAAGTGATGCATTGCATCATCCTCACTGAATGTATAATCTGATCTTTGACTCAATTCTTCATAAATTGCATTAAAGTACTTATCATAACCCTTACTAATTATCCCTCCAAGTTCACCACTACCATCCATCATCAGATCCATTTCTAAACCTAACTCTAATTTATTTAACTCATTTACTAACTCTTCTGTTGTCATTTTTGAATAATCTATCATATGTCTCATTTTAATTATACACCCAATATACGAACCCTAATATCAAAGAGGTAATCCTAAGCGGCTACCTCATTACCATCATTCTTAACTTGAGCCGGTCGTCCACGCTTAACGGCTCCACCATTTAACTCAGCCTTAGCCTTTAACTCAGCTAACCGTAACTGCCTAGCACTATTTGGGTTCACAGGTCTACCTTTACCTAAACCATTAATCTTATTCTCATCTTGTTTCTTCAATCGAGCCTGTCGTTCACTTGACTCATTAACTGGGCGTCCACGTTTCAACTCACCATTACTACGTTTTGCTTCTAACTCAGCTAAACGGATTTGACGTGCTGAATTTGGATTAACTGGACGACCTAACTGCTTTACTTCTTCAACTTTTTTCATAACTTTATTTCTTTTTATTTATATTATCAATATACGAATTATCTAATTAATCTGTTATTCCTTAAACACTAAAATAACAAGTAGTTCCAATAGTAATACAATTATAAATTATTAAACTTACCATTCCAACTACAAAACCAATTACTAAAACTTCAACCAAATTACTTTTTACTAAACTTAAAACTTTCATATTTTTTCTTTTTAATTATACACTCAATATACGAACTATAATTTAATTTACTTATTCCCTGATTTACTTATTAATTTTAAAATCAATACAACATTCAATAATAAACTTAAATAAATAATTTTACCTACTATCATCTTTTTATCTTTTTAATTATACATTTAATATACGAAACTAAATTTAATTTACTTAGTCATTATACTCAACGTCCTTATACTCAACCTTAACACCTAAAACAAACAACCAATCAAATATACTATCACTATTTAAATCATTACCACTTAAAAAATTATACCCCTCTTCAGTTTTAGGTACTAATTTAACTATCTCATTCCATTCATTACCACCTACTACTATTACCTTTTTATTACCAACAATACTTTTTACTACTTCTAAACTTACCATTTTTACCTTTTTAATTATACAATCAATATACGAAAGTAACTTTAATTAGTTACTTCCTCAATTTCAAACTCAAAAGTATCATAAAATTTATCCTTTAAACTTTCAAAAGTATTTTCATTTAAAAACTCATCCAACTTTAAATCAGTATTACAATTATCATAATCTATTTCCCAATGTTTTTCAACAATAAACTTTTTACTTTCATCTAAAGTTTTAAAAACATTAATTTTAACATCTTTAATTTTAAAAGATGAAGGATCTAATTTAAATAATTTAACTACAAACATATTTTTCTTTTTAATTATACACTTAATATACGAATTATACTTTAACTCTGTTATTCCTTAACAACAGAATCCATACACATTCTTATTTCATAAAACATATTTACCTTATTTACTTCTTCATTACTTAACTCAATAAACTTAAACTCAGTTTCTCCTTCAAATATAACTAACCATTTTTTATCACTACCATCTTCTCTTATTATACTACTTACTTTTTTCAAATACTTAATACTAATAAAATCTATAACACTTTTTAAATCAATCATTTTTATCTTTTTTAATTATACAATCAATATACAAATTTTATTTTAATTAACTTAGTCCTCAATAAAAACATCTTTTATCATTTCATAATGTTCATCATCTAAATTATCATAAAAATGATCCAACATATATTCTTCATCTGATTTTAACTTTAAAACAAATTTATCAAATTCTTTAGTAGTTTCAAAATCCCAATCACTAAATGTTACTGTTTGTTTTACAATTCTTGAAATTGTAACTGTTTTTTCTTTTTTCATAACTTTATCTTTTTAATTATACAATCAATATACGAACTATAATTTAATTTTGTTAGTCCCGTTCAAATAATATGCTGAACAAATCCTCCATCCATATGTTATTTTCACTTTCAACAAAATATATGCCCATTCCTCTATAATTGTATACTAAATCGTCATTATATGTTTTATTATATTCATTAATTTTTTTCAAAAATTCAACAATATCATTGTCCAATTCATCAACATTAAAATAAATAACTTCAAAATCATTATACAATGTATTAAAATGTTTCATCAACAATTTATTCAATTTAGTGTTTTGGAATCGTTTTACTTCATCTACAAAATTCATATTTATCATTTTTAATTATACAATCAATATACGAAAAACATTTTATCAATGTTATTCCCTAGTTTAATCTAATTATACTATCTTCAAACTTTAACACTTCAGGTAAAAATATAATTTGAGTTGTTTCCAATTCCTGGATTATTAAAAATGCTAATAATTGTAATTCTTTTCTTTCTTGTTCACTCATATCTCTTTATTTATACATTTAATATACGAAAAGCCCTTAAATTAAGGGCTTCCATTTATTATTATTTATTTAACATTTCCATCTAATCTTTAATATCAAAGTTCCTTCATTAAACATCCTTTCATTTTTATAATCTAAAAAATTTCCTTCAAAACCACCTTCTTTCATTCTATAATAATCCCTCCATCCATAACCTACTAATTTATCTAATTTAATATCAAAATCTTCAATATCTAAATTATTTACAAATTCTTTTACTTCATTAAATTTATCATTATACTCTTTCATATTTATAATTCCAAAATCAACTCTCCTCATATATCCTTTTAATCTTCTAACTACTCCATCTTTCACTTTATATAAATCATTAAAACTATAACCAAAATTCATATCAAATTTCTCTCTAATCATTTTAATTACTTCATTTCTTACTTCTAAACTTTTTTTACTTTTTTCTACATTTAAACTATACAACATATTTTTACTTTTTTAATTATACTTTTTATCTCTTTATTTATAATATTAATATACAAAATTATTTTTAATTTACTTATTCTTTTATTAAATTAATAATAACTAATTCTATCTTCTAATATATTAATTATTTCTCTTATACATTTTTCTTCATTACTTATTCCATTTCTTCCATCCTCATCCCATTTAATATCTTTATCTACTAAACTACTATTAAATAAATTATTTAACATTTCATTCACTAAATTCTCTAATATTAATTTTTCATTTTTCATTTTATCTTTTTTTAATTATACACTAAATATACAAAATTATTTTTAATTTACTTAGTCCTTATAAAACAATATATAAAATAAAACCATCTACAATAACTTTTTTCATAATATTATCTTTATATTCATTTTCAATTTTTTTATCATCTTTTTCTCTAATAAAAACACTACAACATTCTATTATATTAATACTATTATCATTAAAATCAATTTCAATATTTTCAAAATTATTTATATCAACTATAAATTCAAATTCATTAATATTTTTATCAATAAATAAATTAACTTCTTTAATTACTTTTTCTAAATTCACAACCTTTATTTTATCTTTTTTTAATTATACACTAAATATACAAAAAGCCCTTATAAAAAGGGCTTCCTATATTATTTATTTATTAATTATTTATTTAAACTTTTCAATCAATTCTTCTATAAATTTCTTTATATCAAAATCACTACTAATTCCTTCTAATACAATACATTTTTCAATTTCTTTATATAAACTATAACTATTACTTTTATCATTTATTAAACTTATATTAAAACTTTTATTACTTCCATAACTTCTATTAATTTTACTATTAAAAAATACTCTTAAATTATCTTCTTTAAATTTATTTTCTATTTCTCTAATTTCATTCTTTAATAATTCTACTTTATTTTCTAATTCTTCTATTTCTTTTACTTTATTTAAAAATAAATCTTTATTTTCACTTTTATCAAATAATTCTTTACATTTATTCTCTTCAATTACTTTAATTCCATTCATAACTTCATTAACAACAATATCCAATTCCAATTTACTTAACTTTTTCATAACTTTTCTTTTTTTAATTATACTTTATTTATTTATCTTTTTATATTATTAATATACAAATTTTCTTTTAATTATTTTATTCCTTAATTTAATCTAATTATACTATCTTCAAATCTAAACACTTCAGGCATAAAAACAAATTGTACAGTATTCACTTCCTGGATTAATAAAAATGCTAACAATTCTAATTCTTTTCTTTCTTCTTCACTCATTTTATTTTCTTTTTATATCATCAATATACGAAGGAGAAATGTATTAAAACATTCCTCCACTTATTACAAATCTATATCTATAGATAGTTTCATAATCACCTTCACTAAAAATTTCTTCACATACTTTTTCTCTCTCACACCATTCTAAATCATTATAATAAATCCATCCATCAGGACTCGTCCCATGTATTCTAATTTGTAAATTCTTATTTTCTACTTTTTCTAACTCTTCAATTAATTCTTTTACTGTCATTTTCTATCTTTTTATTTATACACTCAATATACGAATTCCATTTTAATTAACTTATTCCATTTTTAAATCAATAATAAAATCAATTAACAAATCCACTAAACTATCATCACCTCTCCATCCTCTATAATCTAAATAATAATTCTTTACATCTTCTAAGGTTTTTAATTTACTAATATTTTCTTTTTCTTCTAAAGCAAAATCTTCATGACTTACTTCACACTCAAATTCAAATACTTTTTCACTTAATATCATCTTTTATCTTTTTAATTATGTTATCAATATACGAAAGAAAAATAAAGCTGCTTATTCCTAAGCAGCTATTTCATTATTATCATTTTTTATCATTTTAGGTCGTCCTCTTTTAACTAAACCTAACTCTCTTTTTTCATTTAACTCTTTAATCCTCTTTTGTCTTTCACTATTTTCATTTATAGGACGTCCTCTTTTTAATTCACCATTTACTCTCTTACTCTCTAACTCTTTAATCCTTAATTGTCTTTCACTATTTTCATTTACAGGACGTCCTCTTTTTAACAATCCATTTTCTTTTTTAAACTCTAATAATTTAATCCTTTGTTGTCTTTCACTGTTTTCATTCACAGGACGTCCTAATTTTTTTACTTCATTTTTCATAACTTTCATTTTTTATTTTTTTTAATTATACAATCAATATACAAATTTTATTTTAATTATTTTATTCCTCAGGTAGTTTAATCATTAACCA